CCGATATTACTATTGACGATAGCGGAGATTATTTAATATCTGAATTTGAAAAACAGACTACTTTATTTGATTTCTTTAATGAAATTATTGTATATGGTTCTTCACACAAAGCGACCCGTAAAGATATTCGTTCCATCAATAGCAGGGGAAGGAAGACATTAGAAGTAGTTGATGGCACATTACTTACACAAGAAGAAGTAGATAAAAGAGCAACCAAACTACTTAGAATACATTCAAGATTTAATCAAAAGTTGTCTTTTACGATGCAGAATAAAGGAATCAACCAATTGAGAGTCGGTGATATTGTAACTGTTTCCCTTCCTAGAGAAAATATTGAAACTGGAGAATTTATTGTTTTAGAAATGGAACATCAACTTACTGGTTTTATTAAATTACAATTAGGAAGATATACGAAGGACTTATCCGATATTTTCTCAGAATTATTAATTGCTAGTAAAGAAACAAAGTCTGCATTAAGAAGTGCGGATTTAACTTCTAACGAAGTATCATTTAATTTCTTAGACACCCTCAACACCAAAGAACTTAAATTGTTGGTGCGTAAGAGAAGTTCAACGGGGGCAGCATTAGGATTCACTACACCGCTTGGTTTTGGATTACCGCTTGGTTTTGGTGCAGGAACAATTACAATTACTGATTTAGCGGAGGAAGATTTAGCATGATTACAGATAAATTAAAAACATTAGTCGCTACTCACATCAAAGATAATTTATTTGATAGTGCTAAAATTGGTTTAGGGGGTAATAGCACTAACCCTACGGCTAATGATTTAGATGTTCCCTTAAGCGTTACTCCATCTATTATTATTACAAAATCAGATTTAAATGTTCTTGAAGTAAAAGTATCTATATCAGGAAGTAGTATTCAAGGAAAGGTAATTCGTGAAGTCGGCCTATTTGATGGGAGCGATATGGTATATAGAACCAATTTTGATGGAGTTGGCCCGTTTTCCACAACAGAAACATTAGAACTGTTTATTTTGTTGGAGGTTGAATAATATGGTAAATAATCCGAACTTTTATGGACAAAGCACGACTGGAACACCTAATCCAATAGAAGATGGCGTAGATTTTCCGCATACTGGAATTATTAAAGCCCTTTCTTTAGGATTAGGACAAAATTATGTTATTAGTGGTTTTAATATAACTGCTGGAACTAATCAATATACACAAATAGATGTTTCCGCAGGAGTAATTTGTAGAGAAGGTAAAGTTATTTCTTCTGGAGGCCATTTGGCAAGCGGGGTATCTAATTTAACGATGGGTTTTACTACTGCTAATGGTTATCATCTTTTGGTTGTTGATAGCAGCAATAATATCGTTTTTCGTTCTCCAAGTGCAGTAGATAAAGTTCCTTCCTATAATACAAGCGATATTATTATTGGAGTAGTAACGTATAAAGGTTCATCTACTGACCCTGATATTCAATACTTGACTTTTAAGAAGGCAGAAAATTCTTTTTCAATTGCCCGAAGTGCAAGTGGAACATATACTGAAATGGGAACAATTACCTGCGATACCGACAGTATAGATATTGCTACGACTAATTCAAATGCTGCTATTAATTTAACTCCTCATGGAACAGGCGATATTAAATTAGGAACTTTAACCATTGATGGCGACCAAACAGTAGGTTCTGGACAAAATGGCCATGCTTTAATTTATACTCATTCTAATGCAAAGGCTGCTTTAGCGGCTATTCCTTCTGCTTATACTGATGCTGATGCTATTTCAGCCGTTCAAGGAGAAGCAACATTAGATTTAACTGGCGATGTAACTATTGCCGCAGGTAAAGATTTAACTGTTGATACAAGTACCTTACACGTTGATTCTGCAAATAATAGAGTAGGCATTGGAACTACTTCTCCTGATGTCCATTTAGATGTTAAAACGGCAGCAACTACTATTGCGAGAGTAGCAAGCACAGGCTCTCATGCTAATTTACGCTTTGGTCGTGCAAATTCTTCTTATGATGCTGCTATGTTGTTTTTTGACGATATGGCTTCAAGTCCTTCATTACAGTGGCGTATTCAGATGACAAATGGCGGAACTGATTTATCTATTCGAGATGAAGATGGAAGCCCTGATGGTAATGCTATTTTGGTATTTAAAGATGCAGGAGGTATTGAATGTCATGCTAATATAGAAATGTCAGCAGGACATAATTTAAAAGTAGGAAACGAATTAGAAATCGAAGGTAATTTAAATCATGATGGGCCGCAAATCGGTTTTTATGGAACTACTCCTGCTGCTCAACAATCTGTTGGTAATTTAACTCCTTCTGCTATTAATCCCGATGCTCCTGCAAATCCTACTGCCGCAGACCATACTACTACTGCCGCAGCCGTTACTGCACTTGAAACTAAATTAAATGCTCTTATCGATGCTTTACAGTTAATTGGTATAATTACATGATTGATATGATGCTCTCATTTAGCCCAACAAAACTTATAATAAGCGAATTTAAAATAGGGCATTGAAGAAAATCCAAAAAAAAAGAGAGGGAGCATACGCTCCCCCTCAATTTGTTTTTTCCGACCAAATGGCATTACAGGCTCTACATTCCCACAATTTTACTTGTTCAGTAGAGCCAACATAAAAGCCGAGTAGTCGTCTTGCTACTGTCTTTTCTTTACAGTAGAAACATTCTTGCTTTAATGCCATATCATCACTTTTGGCTATCGTCGCCCATCAAACGCTTCATGTATTCTTCAACGCTTTCATCGGTGATATTAGTTCCACCAAAAGCAGCAAAGAATAAAAGCATAAGTATTGCAACGAAAAAGATTAAGCCAATCCATTCCCATGTTGTCATTACCACATCACCTCTAATTCTTTATGTTCGCCTTCTTCCAAAGAAAAAGCCTTAACGATACCATTTGTTTGTCCATACTTCCAAAGGTCATAGACTAATTGAGTATCTTTCATACAATACTCAACAACCTCATCATATTGACCTGCTTTCCATAACTTAGGAGCATCAGCACTATCCATCAATTTAAAATCATCCATAGTACATTTTACCAGATTTTTTAACTGAAATCTTTCTCCATGCTCTTTCAAAAGTATTCTTGAAGTATCAATAAATTGTTCTTGCTTGATATACTTATTGATACAATAAATATCCATAGAATCCCTAAGAATAGGCAAATCAAAAGCCTTAATGTTATGCCCTAGTAATAGTCCTCCCTTCTGAAAATGATTATCTAAATCATACTTAAGTTCAGAAAGAGGTTTAACGGTATGGCCTGACTTAGCAAAAGTATCAACGGGTTCATCAACATAAACTGTTCCATTTTGCCCATCCCATGTTGCTACGGTTGAAACCTGAAACATATGGGTATTGCCGAAACCACCAATATCATACGACATATTCTTGGTTTCTAAATCAATAGCCAATACTGACATATCATTCACCACTAGACCAAAGTTTGCTAATCTTTTCCGTTTCTTTATCTACTTTAGGTTTTTCATCTAAGTCTGTTCTTCTTTTCAAAAAACAAACAATTTGAGAACCAGCGACAATAAGTTGAGAACAGCATTCCCAACCATCTTCACCATAAGTATTTAATGTATCAATAATTACTTTTGGCCCTTTTGCTACTTCAAAAACTAGGTATGTATTTTCCCACTTCATTCTTCATCACTCCTTATTAACTTAACATAAGTCCTATTACTTGCACCTTTTTGTTCCTCAAACTTGTGTCTAATTACATCAAAATGCCGATACACCTGCGCTCTTGATTTTTTTGCTTTGGTTCGGACTTCTGTTAAGAGTGTTGTTTTATTGACAAAACCTTCATCATCTTTCTTCATTTTGCTATAAACATCCATAAAGAGTGATTCAAGCGAGTTTTCGGCTATGCTCTTGCGCTTCGCTCGTAGGCTATCAGTTAGCCAATCCACCAATGACCTATAACATTGTCGGACGATTGTTGATGCTTGACGGACATTATGCCCTGTAACAACGAATCTTTGGTTTTTATCTTTAATTGAAGGAGCAGATGCAACACTACAAAGAACAGACATTTTATACAGAATCTTCATCAAACGGGTGGTAAAATTACCCGCAATCTTAGCAACATGGCTCGGATAAGATTGAATATACATACGCATACTTTCGTATTCAAGTCTTAGAACTTGATTAAAGTCTGGAGTATATTTCATTGTTTTAAGAGGGTCGCCTCCTACTTCATTGAATCTATCACGGGTTAATTCATAGAGAGTAAAGATAGCCTGTGCATATTTGTCAATTGGTGAATTAACTTCTTCAACCGTTCCTGCTTTTTCAATTTGTTCAAGACGCATCTTATGTTGAATAAATTCAGGAACATCCCAAACATATAACAACATTCTTTGTAGAACACCCTTTTCTGCCATAACATCGTTTAGATTGGTTGGAGGATAAGTCATCGCTAAAACAGAACGCTCACAAAAACATTCCATAATCATGCCACCAAAAGAAGTCAAAGCCTTAGAAATAATCCAAGACTCACCTGCTAATGAGTTCATCAAAGTATTGAGATAAACAATTGAATTTTCTTTATGCTGGCTTTGTTTAAAGATACCAGAATATTCAAACTCATCCCAATGAGCAAGACCATTTCCTTCTAAAACTCCTGGCCTTCTATTATATTCTACTTCTCCGTCATCATTAACTTCTTTATCATAACCACCAATAAGAACAGAATCAGTATAATCTGTTACACCAAAAGTATTGAAGATTCGATTCATAGGTAAGTTATTTCTTACAAATGGAGGGTGTTTATTACTAGAATTAATTTTATTAAATGTTCTCTCTGCAACAGGCCCAACAAAGTTCCATAATGTAGATTTGCCAGTTCCGCTTGTTTGAACCCAACAGAAATGTATTCTTGTATCTTCATGGTTTCTTCCATTAGGAATAGTAATAAAATCTTTTACTACTTGGCCTAGAATGTTAAAGAAACAAATCCCAGCAGGTATATCATTGTAATGTGATACTTCAACTGCTGATGCTTGAAATTCTCTAACAATTGCTGGTAATGCTTCGCTGAAAACACCTGCGTTTGTTTCAAGTGCTTCCATGTATTCTTCTTCGTTGTATTCTTCATTCATATTTTCACCTTCTCTTCCGAGTTTAATGTGGAGAGTATTCTGTTGGCTAAGGTTTCTCCGATTCCCTCAATGGCTTGTAATTCATATACTGAACACTCACCTATTTCCATAATAGAGCCAAATTGTTTTATTAGTTCTTTTGCTTTTTTAATTGATACGCCTTTGATACTGCTTAATAAATCTAATCTTAAATCATCTGTTGTTAATCTTTTAAATACTTGTGGTGCTATTACATCTCTTGTCATTGGTTTCATTTTACTTACTGCTGTTATAATTAATGCTGCTTCTTCTTCTGTTTCTACCCATACTGGTTTTACATCTGTATCAAGAATTAACCTGCCAATAGCAGCAAGAAACTTCTGATTTAACATAACGTTTCTGCTGCTAATTGGCATTTTACTGGGTGAATTTTGTATTACATTCATAATTGCTTCATCAAGACTACCATGAATAATTACTACATTTGTTTTATAGTGTCTATCCATATTATCAATTTGAGTCCATAATCTTTTTGACATCACCGACCCTAAGAAATCTGTGGTGGACTTTGCTTCAAAACAAACATCATCATAAACATAATCGCCTATCTCAATCCAACGCTGTTCATACTGTATATTTAAGCCCTTTGCTTTTTGCATAACTAGTTTGGCTAATTTAGACTTCTCTCTTGAATCAATTACCAGCATTGTGATACCTCCAACATTTACCAACACAATACCCATCACTAATTAATTTATCACAATGGGGCGTATTGTAGTTATTGAATACTGTAAATCTTGCGTGTTTTCTAGTTTCGTTCTTATCCCAATCAAGCCATACCGAATTAGATTCAGCAAATACTCTTTCAAGTTCTTCAACGACTAATTCAAGCACTTTCAATTTTTCTTGTCCTGAAGATAAATCACGATAGCCCGATAGTAAATCACGATACCATGAAACGAGGTATGCTCTTGACATATGCGAAGGATTCTCCGTCATTACCGCATTGTGCAAACAAGGCAACATTGGGAGTTTTCCTATCGTATCGGGAACAGAAATCTCGCCTCCAATCTCTTCAAGGGGGGGTGCATCGGGAAATACAACCTCGAAATTACCACCCTTTTTGAACGGAATATGGCGAGGCTTCTTAGCAATTGATAGTATTTCTTCAAGAGGCAAAGAAAGGTCATCAACGGTCAAAGGAACGCAATAATAAGGATTACCATTCTCATCGGCTGATGACATATTAACTGTATTTGGAACTCTTCGTAGTCTTGTTTTTTGACCTACTCTATCATCAAGAGTAATCTTACTTCCGACTTTTGCTTTCAAATATTCTTTAATTTCACGAAAAAATGTTTGGACATTTCTCATATCTTTTGTTCTTTGTCCAAACAAAAACAAATGAAATCCACGACCTGAAAAAAACAAGGTGTGTTGATAATCTTTTGTAATAACCAAATCCATCACCTTTTTAACATCTCGCCAAGCCAATTCTAATTCATCGTTATGTGCATCAAAATCAAGAAAAATCCTATCAATAATAACTGAGGATTCTACTTTTGCTTTCTCCGTAAAATGTTCAAAGTCATAGACCGTAGTATACACATTCGTCCTGTTATTTTGAGCATTAATAAACTTAGCATAATCATTCCTCGTTCTTTTTACTTCTCTTTTCATCTGTGGTGCGTTCTTTATGTGACTTCCCGCCCACACTTCTCTCGGAAACTTCATTATCTTTACCCCCAAAATTAATTGTTGCTCCATTGAGCAATTGTTTGATTGTCATAGCGATTTCACCGTTTAACACGGTCATTACCGTTAGTTTGAGAACATCTTCAAAATATGCACCGACATAATCTTCTTTGATTCGCAAGTCTTGAATTAGTTTGAACTTTTCCATAAGTGTCATTTCTGAATAAATATCCTGCGATAAATCGGCTACTGTATCATTGAGATTAGAAATCTCATTGAATGTCCAATTCCTACCAAGCACTTTCTTTTCAATTAGTTCTTTCATTTTCTCCCTCCATAGTCATTATTTTCATAATAAGAAAATCACTAAACGATAAAGGCGGTTGATAATTAAACTTCAATTGGTCATATAACTCCTTTAGTTCAATTTTGTATTCTACAATTTTTTCTCTTTTTACTAATGTTTTTCTCATATTATCACAACCACGCATCTTCTTGAGCCGCAGGACAAATACCATAATAAGAACAATACTCGGAGCAGGTTTGTCTCCAAAAACTAGTCGCAAATTCTTTCTGTTCATAAGAATGAATTAACTTTGCAAAATTATCCCATAGTGCGGTCATTGACCTCTTCTTTACTTCTTCAACAGTAATATGATTAGCAACAGGATAATACCAACCCCAATGACTTACTTCCATATCTTTTGTCAAACCATATTTTTCAAGAATTTCTTCAGGAGAATTTTCAATCATCAATTGATAGAATGCCATTTCTTGACGCATTCCACTCATTTTAGAATCTTTCCAACTACCAGTCTTGTATTCAAAGGGAATTAGTTTGCCGTTTTCAATAAATACACGGTCAATAATACCTTGAAGTCTTACTACATAGTCTCTTTGAAGTGGATATTTCTTACTTATATTCTTAGGAATAGTAATTTCACAATCAAATAATTTCTCATTGATTACTGGTAGAAACTCATCTACTCTTTCTTCACTTCTTGCTTCAATAAATCGTTGTGCTTCAAATGCTGCTACTGTTAATGAAATATCAAAATAATCATCAATTGGCATTAAAGATGTGCAGTATTCAAGAACTTCTGAATTATTCATAGATTCTGCTTTCTTAATATCAAACTCTTCAAAGAATGCTTCTCGGTGATTGTGTAGTGTTGTTCCCTTTCTCATGGCTTCTGTTTGGTCTTGAGGTAATCTTTGAATATAAGCAAACTCATACTTCTTAGGACACCAACCAAAACTATTTACTAAAGAAGATTTACTTATCTTCAAAATTGGTTTTGATGGGTCATCATAATTTTCTGGTTGCCAATCATAAGTAAATGGCCTCATTGATTTAATTCTCGCTTCGTATTTTTCATCTATGTCCATTTTCTTCACCTCAATTTCATTAACTCAACAAATGCTTTATATTCGCTATCTAACATATCAACATACCAAAGAAGAAAATCCTCAAAGGACATATCTTCTTTAACAGTTAATTGAAACTTACCATATTCATAAGTCCATTTTTCTCTTATTTTATCTAAATTATCTTTTTTCATATTTTCACCACCATTCGTCAAGGCTTGTCTGTAATTTTCCCGTCCGTATGGCCGATATATCCCAGTCCATCGCCTTGAAAATCGGTTCGGCCTTCTTTACCACCTGCGAGGCATAGAACTCAAGGTCTGGACGATAACCAGCAAAATCCTTAACGGTTGTGCCTGATATGTATTCAACATCTCGCCTTTCTTGCGTTAAAGGATGAGTATAAAAATCATTTACACCCTTTACTTTTAAGTAAATGTAAGAATCATCAAAATTAGCATCTTTCTTTTCCCAAGCATACAAAACACCTGAAATACCAGCACCAAATGTAGGTTTCTTCCCATCAAGAGTTGTAAATTTAGTCGTTTCTGTCGCACACTTTTCACATACTTTATGTTTCAAGTTAATACAATCACGAACATGATACTTTGTATTACATTCAGGGCATTTTACCGTAAAACGATTTTGCCTTAGACGGCTTCTTTTGATAAGAGGCATTATGCTCAATTCTCCATCAAGAACCATTGTATATTGTCGGTGTAGATAATTTACAATTTCTGCTTGTGTTTTACCTTCAACCCACATTTTAAGAGTATCAGTTTGAATACGCTTAGCCAATTTAGTTTCACTAACACGCTTTGCCGTAAATCCAGTCATACTGAACTTTGGCTTTTCTAACCATTCTCCATCTTCCCAAGATACCAGTCCTGCATTTCTGTTTTTGGTTGTTCCAACACCTAATGCTGAATAATACTTTTCAAACTCAAGAACAACAGGATGATTGTCTAATCCCATTACATTAGGAAAATGTTCTCGCACTTTTGTTTCAATCTTTTTGATTGATTCCTGTGCTTCTTCTACTGAATCTATCTGAACATAGATAGAATCAGTATGACCATAAACTACTTTCATGCAATCATCTCATATAGTCAAACAATATCCCAACAGGTTGTCCTGATAGTCTAGCCACTTCTTCTTGTAATTCACGAATACAATTTACCATCTTAATAATATTGGTATCTTTATTGTAAATCATATCTAAGTCTTTTTCTAGCCCCTTAATCTTTTGTTCAAGGTTTGCTACTTTTCCTTCTAATTCTTTTATTTCTTTGCTCATAATATCACCGTTATAATTGTTATGATGGTTGCTATGTTCACGATATTTACCATCATCAATATCTTATTTGATTTTGCTATCATAGCCAGCAATTCTTCTAATAACTCATTAGTCCTGTCCATCATCATATAAATCACTTATCTTCATTATAATGGCATTTCTTTTGAGATTGTTCATCATCTGAAATAGTTCTTTTACTTCTTGTAAAGTAATATCCCATGTGTCTTCTGTATCGTAAGATACTTCAATTGTTACAATTTTCTTTTTCATAAATATACCTCCATTCATCCTTTATTGCCCAATGTTTAGTTCTTGATTTATTTCCAACAGGGTCAGCATAGGGCTTTAGAAGTCGTGCTATTCTCGCTGTCTTATAATACTTACCATGCTCTCTTTTGTAAAAATCAATTATTTCATCTAATTGAAACTCATCGGGGTTTTCTACCTGTTGTAGAGATTCAATTAACTTTTGTTTTATTCTATAATTTCCTGCACTTCTTCCCATTTATTCCATCTCCTTTGCGGCAAATGCAGCCAAACGAATTGCTTCTCTCGCACTTGCAGTAATAGAAGCGGCTAAATCTACATCAGCCCATCCAAATCCTTGAAAAGCAACAATGCCGTAAAAAGAAGCCATTAATCGCTTTACTGCCATTTGATTATTATACCACTTAGCATACTCGCCATTATCTGTTTCTCTTGCTTCACGCATTAAACGTTTATATTCATTTCTTAATTCTTTTAATTCGAGAACTGCTCTCGGTAAAAGACCTAATTTATCTGTTTTGTAATAAAGCATTTGTTCTCTCGATGTTTCGCTAAAGTCTCTCGGAGTAAGAATATTTACTCCGAACTCCGTTGGTTCTTCAGATTTAGTTTCCCATGAGATATTTCTTGCAATCATCATTGAAGGATATAGACCAGCAAAATCAAAAGCGGCTACATTAAGATGTAATCCGTTTGTTCCTTCGCTTAGTGGGTCATAAATCATAGCACCTTCATATTCCTGTCTTTTATCTACTTTATTACCTGTTGGTGCTTTCCACCAAGCGTTTCGCATAAAGTAAATAGAACCCATATGACTCGCATAAAAACAAGCATCAAATGGTGCTTTCAGTAATCGTTGAAGAGAAAGGATTGCTTCACTACAAAAATTAACTTCATCAATCTCAACCATCAATTCAACGTCTCTCAAAGCATATTGAAGATATGTTTCTGTATCTTCAAGCCAAGCCCTTCGATAAAATTCGTTAGTATCAGGAAACTTCTCCGAAACTAATTTCTTCTTCTCAAGAACTGTTTCACCGATATAATCAAGAGAAAGGGAGGGTAATGTTCCCCTTTGAGAATCATTCCATTGTCTTTCAAATGCTAAATCCAAAGAAAGTGTAATTCGCCCACCAATCGGTTGTTCAATTGGAGAAAAACCTTTCTCCGAATATTTGAACTCATAGCCGTCTTTTACAGACTTTACTCCCTTAACTGTTGCTGTTGGTGAAATAATGCGAGGGTCAAGACCCACCGCACAAGCCCGTTCAAATAACTTTGGTAAATCAGCAAAATGACCAAACCAAGCAATTAGCATATCGGGGTCTTTTACAATCATAGTGTTCAAAAAAGATTCAATCATATCCTTTTCATTATCAAAAACAAACTTATCAAAATCTTTAATGTCTTTTCCTTCTAAGGAATCATCGTAATTAGGAAACCATACCCATTGATAGTATTTCTCATCGTAGTTATCATAAACAACAATTGTAGTCAATTGGTCGTGATAATCTCCGCCTTGTTGCCATTCCATATCCCAATACCATTTACGCATTTTATATTCAAACATTTCATCTAATTCATCAACACAATAACGAAAATGAAAAGGAACATCGGCTTCATAGGTTTCACCGAATAAATCCTTTGCTTTTCTTATATCGTGAGAAGTCTCAACAATAACCTTCTTTAGTGGTTCATTATTAAGATTAACCCAGTCGCCACGAATATACTCAAACTCCCGACTAATATATTTAGTAGGTCTATATTCAAATGGTTCTGCACTATCTTCTTTGACATAAAAATAAGGTCGAAAGGGAACAATTTCATGTTTCTTCTCTCCGTTTTCTCTCCAAGATTTGTATATTCTATTTCCATCATCCATTTTACTAATTATCATTATTATTCACCCTGAAATATGCGGTGCTTTCAATAGCATTCTATCATTTGCTACAACTAAGAGAGGAAAATCATCTCTCATATAAAAGTTCAACATCTGGTCTTTCTCAAAGAAAGCGTAGATTGGCGAACTAAACTCCACCGTAGCAGGTTCTCCCGTAGGAAAAGCAGGAGTTATTGTTTCTTCATATTTGTTTGTAACATTTTGTCGTGTTGAAATATTCAACAAACCCTTATTGAAATCAAACTTATATACCCCACTCTTAACTAATTCACAGGCTTTGATTGAGTCCTGTAATTGTCTTTGTGTAAGAGTAAAAGCCCCTTCAAACTTTGACTTACCAAAGTTGAAAAGGGTCTGAGGCTGAATTTCATATGAAATTGGGTTAAGCATATTTTGTAGTCTTGAGATAGCATCAGCATTTGGATGATTAACAACCAAAGGAATAGATGCCTTCTTTGTGCCACAATTGATAAGAACAAAATCACCAACGGAGAAAACAATATCTTCTCCGCTAAAATTCTTTAGATAGGGAATTACTGTTGAACTATCAACACAAACCCTGCCTTGTTCTTCAATATCTGCATCAATAGCAATTCTGACACAGAATGTTGGATTGCCATTCCATATTTCAATAGAAGCAGTGTCAGCAACAATATAGGCATAACTGCCAAAATTGGTATTACCAAAACCGCCACTCGTTGTTCCTTTACCCTTTACTTGAACGCTTTCTAATGCTTTCTTTAAGGTATCACTATCAATTGTGAATTTCAAATCAATCCCTCACGCAATTCAGACATTCCATCCCAAGAAACTTTACCGTTACCAACAGTTAATGTTTCCCAAGATTTGCCCACTAATTCGGTGTTGGTTTTACTGCTGAGTAATTCAGCCTTATAAACAACATCGTTCTTTTTGCGTGTTCTTCTTGTTGAAATAATTTGATACAGGTAATCACCCCAATTGTGCCAGTTTGGTTTAGAACCAATAACTTCACCAGTTGCTCCATAATCAGCCTTAGCGTGTGTAATGTAGATTTGGTCGCAATTAAGATTCTTACACATCATCAAAAGAGAATAAAATGGGGCGTTTCGCTTGCCCCATTCAAACTTCATCTTTTGTGGCTTTCCAATTTTTGAAGAGCCAGTTACATTCAATGTGCAACAATCAAGCCACTTATCTACACCATCAAAGACAAAAAGACAATCTTCGCCCTCTTCAATCTTTGACTTAACAAAGAGAACAAAATCTTCTGAATTTGCTTCAGACTTTTGAATATCTAATTCACCATTTTTGTTTCTTACTTCAGGATTCCAAAGAGTAATCCTATCAGTCATTTCATGGTTTTGTCGCCATGTTGGTTCACAACCATCATCCCAGTCAAGAACATAAATTTGCTTATCTGGGAAATCAAGAGCCAAACCGCTTTTAACGGTCTTTGGTTCTCCCCAAATACCACAAATTAAACGGTTTTTACGAGCCAATCGCCCTGCCGTTTGTTTTGCCAGTTTATCCCTAAAAGCCACAACCCTTGCGTTTTGTGCCATTCCTTCATCAATTTTTGTTTTTCCACTTGTTAATCCCATGTTATCACCATTCTATTTCATCTAATTTTATTTCTAATTCTTTTCCTTTTGCATCTGCCCATCCTTGAAGAAGTTCTTTTAATTCTTCTGCGGATTGACACATATATCTTGTTTCTTTTGTTCCGATGTGCAACTTAGCCAAAAACTTTCCCAAGTCTCTTTCATTAGCACTCCATGTAATGAAATCTACATCTTTCAAATCAACAATATAACTTGTTTGTTTTACTAAATATCTATTCTCTTTTAAATCTTCCATATTTTACCCTCCAAAGGGAGAGGCTTCGCACCTCTTTGACCGTCATTAACGCCAACGATTACACAAAGGAAGGTTTTTAATCAAAACCAGTCAAAATCCTCTTCAACTGGAACTGAAACTTCTACTGCTGAACCATGACGAACTGTGCAGTAAATACCAGCAACATTGATTGTAGTTGGCTCAACTCCTTCATCTGTTGTTCTTTGGCTTGTTCGGCCAATAACAATGACAGAAGAACCAATACCGAAATCAAGCGTTAAATGCTCAGGAATCCAGCAAGTAGTGATACCGCTTTCATCTGAATCATAATCCATTTCTGCATTCAAATCAGTTAGATTAATGATTCTGTTTCCATTCTTTGTTGGAGTCATATTCATATTACAAACAGTTCCGTCCGTAATCACATATCTCTCCTTAGAAGGAAGGGCTTGTCGGCCAATATGTGCCTTATCCATATCAACGAGAGGAACAAGATGAGATTCAAAGTTTTCTCTCAAGCAATCCTCAAAGTCAAAAGATGACATATCACGATAAAGTTCGTTTTCGGGGTTCATCTCGGAATTAAGAGAAAGGCTTTGTAAAGTCAAGTCCTTTGCACCATAAATATCCGTTCCGTTGTCATTAGCAACACAAAGGAAATGCACCCATTCAAAAGTATTTGGTGCAAAATCAACGCCTTGTTGATTCTTATAAGAGAAATAATAAGGCTTCATTTCCTCCGTTGCTCCAATAGAACCAAAGAAAACACCGCTTCGTCGCATTTGTTCTGCGGGAAGAGGCTTACCGTAATTGTTGTTTTTACCGCCATTCATGTAAGTGGCAGTATTATCCAAAGGAATGTAAAAACGACCATCTTCTGCTTCTTCTGCTCCTGATGGTAATGTTCCCATTGTCTTTTCATTATATTCTCCATTATGATAACGAGCAACAACCCATTTACCAAGCGCATTTTGCGAAGCAATAGCAACAATACCCTGTTCAAGAGCATTATCAGCATCTCGTATAAATTCTTCTTTTGCTTTCATTCTGTTCCAAGACATCATATCTCTTGGAGCATCTAAAGAAACAAAGAAACCGAATGCTGCTTTGTAAAAGGAATCGTTGCTCTTTTGTTCAGAACCTTCTGAATTTTGGGTTCTTCGCACATTTGCAACAAAGTTTCTCCAAAGACCCTTAGCAATAGGGTTTGTTGTTTCAATGTTATTTTCAGAACAAATCTCTTCAAATTTGCTCATCGCTTCTTCTGCGGTCATACTAATGTATGTCGCACTTTTTTCAATTTCTGCTTTCATGTTTTCATCCATATTTTTCACATCCATATTTTTGTTTTTGTTTTGTTTTTGTTCAAGTCTATGATAGTTGGCTAATGAGCCAAGAGGCTAAAACCTTTGGAGTCATAGTGGTTGAACGCCATTCGCTTTCTCCAATTGTTCGTAATACTTTGAATTTAATTTGTCTTTCTAAATCTGTTTCAATAACAGCATCATGTAAGCCAATACAAACCTCACGGATGGTATATCCGTTATGTAATAGGTCATGTATTTCGCTTAATGCGTAGGTAGTGTCTTTATTAACTATATTCATTAGCAATTTTTTATATTCATTTAATCCTGCATTTATTTGCGTTTTAAGGGTGGAATTGCTGGCTTTTGCCGCTTGTAGTTCCGTAATCGCCCTCCGCATATCACCATTCATAGCATATATAAAGGAGTGCAATTCATCTTGGGAGAATCGGGTTATTTCTTCAGCCTTGAGGATTAAAGATAAAACCTCCATCATAGCCTCATTAGAGAGAGGCTTAAAATGATAATTTGCACACCTACTTTGTAATGCAAAAATAATCTTATTTCTATCGTTGCAGGTAATAATAAAACGAATATTACTTGCATATCGTTCCATAATACGCTTTAGTGCGTTTTGTGCATCAGTGGTCATGCCATCCATTTCATCCAATAATACGATTCTAAATGGTGCATCACCAATTGTTCCGCTTTGTGCGATATTCTTGATAGTAGTTCGCACATTCTCTAATCTTCTATCATCTGATGCATTTACTTCAACATAATTATCTTTAAATGTTTCACCTAATATTTCTCTTCCAATGGCTAATCCTGCTCCTGTTTTACCATTTCCAGGATTTCCGTATAATAAAACATTAGGCATGTTTCTTTCTTCAATCCATCCTCTTGCATCTGATGTAAAATGTTCTTGTCCTATTACATCATTTAATTTCTTTGGTCTATATTTTTCTGTCCATAACATATTTATTCCTCACATAAATTCTTCTAAAGAAGATTGGGTAATTACAATAGGAGTCGTTTTCTTTCTCCTTCTTTTTTCACCAATCTTAAGAAGTCTGCATTCTGCATTGTTTAATTTCTTTTTTGCTTGTTCTTTAAACGCTTTATCTTTCAATAAAGCAGGAAGAAGTCTTTGATTTTTTACACCCAACCTTCTCGCTAATTTGGGTAATGGCGAATACGCTCTTCTTTTTGGCATATTTAATTGCCCAACAAATCCACCTGCATGGCAATAAGAAAGCATTTCATAAAAGTATCTTTGACTCCATCTGCGCTTTACTCTTCCATCAACAAAAATTAATCTGTTGGGGTGCATATTTTCAGATAACCAAGATAAAATCTGAGTATCTGATGGTTTGTTAAACAAAAGAACCTCAGCGATTAAATCTCTATCTCTTTCTTTTAGAAAGCCATTTACTATTGAGTAGGTATCTCTTTCTAAAGAAAAAGGAGTTTCGCTATTTGGCGCTATCTCTTTGATAGACTGTTCAAGAAAATTAGTAGAACCTGCTCTTTTAATTTTGCACATATCTTTTATTTCCTTCGGAACAGATTTTTGATTAATTGAAGTTAATACTACTTGACCACGATAATTTCTCATAATGTGCAAGATTTCTGATTTATCAGGTTTGTAATGCACATCTTCGATAACGATACCATTCTCCGCAGGAAATGAACCTACGTCAAAATCAATATCGTCGGCATAAAGAACAATAGGGTCATTAACAAATGTAAGTGCTTTTGTTGATTTCCCAGTTCCAGTTTTGCCTGTAAGTAGTATTGTTCTATTATCATTATTTTTATTGGTTAGTGCCATTAAATTACCCCTTTTATTTCTAATATTCTATCAAGCCCACTTGATGTTCTATGTTTATTTTCCGATATTAATTCTACAAGTTCTCTAAATGTTGCCCATTCACCTTTTGCATCAGGTAAATCGGGAACTAATTCTGTCAATTTATACAGATTTTTGATACCGCCAATCTTTAGAATTGGTTTTGGTCTAGTCTTTGATTCCTTTTCTTTGTAAGAAGAACTAATTTCATGTTGAAGAAGAGTTCTTTCTACTGCTCTAAGAAATGATTCTTTAGCACGAAGAATAATTTTCACCCTTACACGATAGCCTATTTGGGAGTCTTTTGCTCTTTCAATATTGAAATCTAACTTTCCTGCTGAAAGTAAGATACCCACTAACATATCTTTACTATACATGGGAATCGCTCCTATAATGTCCTAAATAGTCATTTTTATATCTTAGATATTTAAGGCCATCTAAAACAACCTCTTTTACTATTTCTTCTGTATCTAACATATCTCCACCAAAAACAAAAGAAACAGATGTTCCTTGAAAGGCTTTCCAAGCCACCGCCATTTCTTCATCAATATATTCAATAAAAACAGCAACATCAGACTTGAATCCTTTAATATCTAAAAAGAAAACTAATCCCTTTACTATTGTAGATAACTCTTCCTCTCTCAATGTTCCATAAATAAGAAATGTAAAACTAGTCGCTGTTCCAAACTCATCAATCCAATTTTGGATTTGAGCATCATTGAACATTAATTCTCATTCCTGCATATATTCCTTGTTTGAAGGCCAATATCCATTAGGTGCATTATTAGTCTCAAGCCAAAAGAGGTGCGCTTCTGTTATGCGTGAGTCGCCCCTGTTTATAGCGTTTTCTTCTGCGTTGCCTATCATGTTCGCAATTGCCGTCTCAACCCATTCAGTAATAAAAAACCTAGCGTTGTTTGAAACTTGTAAATCTGTATTTTCACGAATTAACTTAGTGATACTAATTTTAGTTGTTGGCTTAGGTCGTTGATATTTGGGCTTTTCAGGAACAATAATTTGATTATCCTCAATGTAAGGACAATACTTTTGCAAAACTAATTTAGGTCTACCTTGCTCATGTAAGATATTTTTAAGATGAGCATATCCTTGCTCATCAATCTTTAAACATCTATAAGTTATAGAATCAATAATTGTCATTTCTCCTTGTTGTATCATAATTCATCCCTCGCTTGTTCCAAAACTTTTTGAACCAATTCTATTGGTTTATCTCTTTCTAAGAAATCTAATGCGGTCATAAGAACCGCCTTCAATTTATTATCATAAGTTGCTTTAGCCTCATCTACTCCCAAGTCTTTTCTTAAACGCAAATGTTGAATAATTTTTTCATTTGTGTTTTTTCTTTTATAGTCAGTCTCTCCTGCTTTTTCCATTAGAACTGCTCTTCTTTGATAAAGACCTTCAAGCCAAGATTTATTTGCTACCAATCTTTGCTTGGTGCTTTTAATGCGAGCATTAACTTGTTTCAAATTCATTTTGGAAATCTTTTGAGGTCGTCCAAAAGAATCGGGCATATATTTTACATTCCATTTAGCGTGTTCTTCACTCATTCTAATCTCTCCACATCTTTTAAAGTGTTAATATCCGCAACAAACTTATCATCACGAATACGAATACAACGGGGGAATCTAAGTCCTAAGTTATCTTTAGCATCACGACTAACTAAATCAGCCTTTACTTCAAGGATAACAACAGGTGAAACAAAGAATTGTCCATTATCGAAGTTCTCAACATTACGTCTTAGTGTGTTGGTTAATTGAACTAAATCGCTATCCGAGAAGCCCGTTCCGCACCACCCAACGCTATGAAAACCATTATCAGCCTTCACGCCTAATTCAAAAGTGCCGAAAACATTGGCTCGTTTTCCTTCCCCGTATTTTGCGGAAAGGATAACAACATCCAAGTTTATCTGCGGAGGTTTGTATTTAGCCCAAAAAACGGAGCGTTTTCCTGATTGATATGGTTGGCTTGCATCTTTAACGATGATTCCTTCAAATCCTTCGTTGATTGCTTCATGGTAAAAGGCCATAATGTCGCCTTCGGTGATACGGTGTGCTTGATTAGGAAGGTCTTTCATCTTCTCTAATCGTTCTGTATATGATAAATCCATGACTGTTTCGTTGTTGAGCATCAGACAATCAAAAATAACCCATTCTACTTTGACCCGTTCCATAGCCTCTTGAACATTCTTTGAATGGACTCTTGTTCCCATTGTTTTATGGGGAGCAGGAGAGCCATTTTCTAAGATGGGATAGATTTCACCATCAAGAATAGCGTTTTTAACATCATAGGCCTGAACCAATTCAACAACATCGGGGAATTGCTGTGTTACAATTTTACCCTTACGGTTAAAAATCATAGTTTTGTCGCCATCAATATGAATCTGGTATCTGTTTCCATCGTATTTGTAATCAACAACAAAATCAGTCGGCCATTTATTCATCGGAACTTCCTTAGCAAGCATTGGACTGACAAATTTTCCGTAAGTTAAATCACAAGGAGGATTTAGATAGTTAGAATAATACTGGCAAACTACTTCAACAGAATTGAAATTCAAATGTTTCTTTACAACTGCTTGTCTCCTATTGTAATATTTAGCAATAATCTTCGCTACTGTTCCTTCGTTGATTCCATTTCTTGGAGTTCTGAGCAAATAGCGAATGAACCAGCGTCGTGCATTTGCAGACATAGCCAAAATTGACTCTTCAATCATTGAAAATTCATTGGAATCAATCTTTCCACAATTCATACACAAAAGACGATGAACATACTGGACTGAAAAGTTTCGTTGCTTTTCAGCCGATGGGTCAAGATGGTAAATTGCTTCTCCTAAATCATCGTGAGCATACATTAATCCATCAATTTCATCATCAAATACATCGAAGATTTTAGCCATCCACTTCTTTGCTTTGGCTAAACCAAGATTATTTGCTTCTAATTTATCTTTATCAAGAATTTGAAGCACTAAGGAAGGATTGCTCTTACTTGTCGTAAAACCTTCCAAGTCTCTCGTAATCCGACGAATTTGCTGCGTCGGTGTCAATTGGTCTGTTGCTTGTAACATTCTGCTCATATTCTCCCATGTCATCTGTAATCATCTCCTTATTGTTATTTATTTCTTTAATCAGTTGTTTTAGAAGGCTACTGATTTTACCTTCATGCTTTTCCGAATATTCCCACATGGCTCTTGCCAAGTATATCCAATCACTCTTCTTCATTATTTCCACCTTCAAGTCTTTGAAGAAGGCGTAAAAAATTCCACATTAACTGTTGAACAACTTCAACTTCTTCCTGCATTTGCATTTCCATAAATCGGTGCATCATATGAATAAAAGACGCTTGAGTAATAGCAGGTGCTAATCGTGCAAGAGAGTCATTATCATAGATTTCCCAATAACAGACGAAAGATGCTCTCGCCAAATAATTGCCATTCACAACATCATTATAACCTGAGTTAAAATGGTCTAATGCAGCATCTTTTAATTTCTTCTTCATCTGCTTTGACCAAGCATCAAATTTCTTGTTGTTCGTTGTAATCAAATATAGTTTATTCATTCTTCTTCCTCCAATGCATTAAATTCTGTCTTCCATTGACCCCAAAGATTACCACTACCCCTAAAGATTATTCCTCCCCTTTCATGCAACAAAGGGCGGATAGCCCTCATTTTATCTTCATAAGGTATATTACCTGATGCAAAATCGTGGTTAAGTAAATCAATAGCCTCTACAATATGCTGTTCGGTATTTGGGAATGTTTCCTTATACCTATTAAGACAATAATCAAGCATTCTATTATTTCTAGAATTTTCTTCTGATAGTTTTTGTTCTTCTTCAAGGCGAATTACCTCTTCTATTTGCGCCCATTGATTAAACACTTCATTGTGTTCATTTTGTAGCCAATCTAATAATTCATTATATCTATTCATTCTTGTTCACTCCTTTCTCTATGATACAGACTTATAGCCTCATGAACAACTTTGCATTGGTTTTTCCAATCTTTATTGTTTAGGCGATATTGCATTAAGTCCACTAAAAATAATTCTCCTCTTTTCCAAATAGAATCTTTAAGCGCATGAGCAGGTTCATACCCTGCTCTTGTTGCTTTATCTACAAAATTTTGAGGAAGGGCAATTTCAAATAATTTGATATGTAAAAGAGCAATACTACTAATAGTATATTCACCGTCTGTATAATACACGCCTCTTTCAGTATATTCTTCATCAGGATAATTTTCTCTAATATAATTACAGGTGTTTAATCCTCTATATTTTTGACAAATAGGTAGTGATTCAATATATTGAATCATATCTAATTTATCATAATTAGCACCGAAACGATTAGTGCGCTCAACTGATGGGAATACCCTAGATTTAACTTCATGGTAAGGATAGTTTTCCTTATAGAAACCAATCATCTTTCTGCTTTTTTCTTTCAGTATAGCAATTTCTGTTTTTAACTTAATAGCCTTTCGTTCTTTATCCCATTCTCCAAATCCTTCAAGAACATCAGGATGAGTATTCTTTAGATATTCTCTAATCTTATCATACTCATTAGCCTTTTTCCATTCTTCTATACTCATTCTTCTTCACCTAACCTTTTTTGTTCAGAATCCATAAATTCTCTCATCGCTTGATAAAACTTACCAAAACACAAATCAATATGTTCTTTTTGAACTCTACAACCTCTTCCACCTTTAGGGGGAACAGTCATACTATCTTCAACATACTGTGCAAATAAATCAATAATCTTTCCAGCGCACATTCCAAAACGAGGAACAGCATTATTTCCATATTGTCTTTCTTTATTTGCCGCCCGTAGGCTTTTCTTTGATTGAACATCACTCACTCTTTTCATCTAATTCTCTCCTTAAAATTTGTAATAACAATTTTGCTTCTTCGACATTCAACCGAATGCCCTTATTTGTTGGTTTGTCATTACGATACCAACGAATATCCATGACATCTAAATTCCAATAAATGCCACGCTTTATTTTACAGTCCATTTCAGCATTACGGACTATTGTTCCTTTAACTTCTAATTCGTCTGTCAATTCATCCACCCCTGTTTAAACTTCTCAAGGTCTTGTTTTGAAGTAAAATATCTTGGTGTATCTAATTCATCAAGGCGATTTACAACCCAACAAACACCACCGAGACTTGAAACCTGAACAATTTCAAATTGACCATCATTTACTTCCAAGACTTCGGCAGTATTTACTTCTGGAACTAAACCATATTTACGAGTAATTTCTCTCGCAACATCATGTATATTTTCTACAACATACTTGATAATATGTGCTCTTTGAATTGGAATCTTTGGGGCTACTTCAATTGCTAATTCTCCAGTCATATTACAGACTTTACATTTGTTTCCTTCACAAATAGGACATTTAACTCTCGCTTTATGCGGTGCAGGTAAAGTTACTGTTACTGCTTTCTTCATCCTTTATACCCCATAATTCGTTCTACTCTTTCATTTAGTCTGATTGCTAAATCATTATGACCTAATGCTTTCAGAATTGTAATAGCATCTACACATACATTGATTAGCCTATCTTCCACTATTCTTCCTCCTTATCTATTTTTAGACGGAATGCATCAAAACAATCTTGACACATACCAAATCTTCGCATATAGTAAGGCATCACACTTCTATTACATATTTGACATTCCATATTTATTCCTCCAATAATACTGCAACGTCTGTCGAATAAAACAATTGAGCAATTGACATGGCTGCTAAGAAACTATTCTTAGCAACCTTTACTGGGTCAAAAACTCCTGCATCTGCAAGATTTTCAAATTCACCAGTAAGAGCATTGAAACCTTCATCAGTAGCAAGAGGTGAAGGAATACTTTGATTAATTCCGCCATTTTGCATAAGGGTTTTCATTGGTTCTAATAACGCCTCTCTAAACCATTCTGGTAAAGGTCTAAATGATAATCTATAAAACGCATTACCTCCGCCAACAACAATACCTTCTTCTAAAGCAGCCTTTGTTGCGTGAAGTGCATCATCAAGTCTTTCTTTCTTTTCTCGCATTTCAATAGAAGATGAAGCACCAACCTTAATTGTAGCAACGCCACCCTTTAAACGAGCAACTCTTGATTTAATTCTAGCCAATTCATGTCCTTTCAAATCTTGTGCTTGTTCTTTCAATGAAGCGATTCTTTCTTTAGTTTCTCCTTCTCCACCAACAAAAGTCGTGCTTTCTTTGGTAATAACCACTTTAGCACAAGTTCCTAAATCGGTTTCTGTAAATAGTTTGGAGTCGTCCTTAGTTTCATCAATGAAAACCTTTCCGCCAACCAAAGACTGAATATCACCTAGTTCATCAATTTGAGCATCACCGAAGTTTGGTGCAAGAATTACTGCACATTCAACAGTTTTGTTCATAACATTCATCAATAGATTGTTAAGTGCTGAACCATCCATTCCTTTACACATAATTAGAAGGGGTCGGCTTTGACTGGCTGAATATTCAAGAAGAGGCATAATATCTTTAAAATGCCTCAAACCCATGTTTGACATAAAGATTACTGGGTTATCAAACTCAACCTTACCACTTTCTGTATTACACATAAGATGGCTCAAATATCCTTCTTGAATCTCCATACCATCACGAAGAATTAACTGAGTTTGATAATTATTTGATTCTTCAACAGTAACTACACCATCTCTTCCCACTTTAGATAAAGCGGCCTGAATTAGTTCACCTAAGTTTGAATCATTGTTTGATGCAATCGTAGCAACATTCTTAATATCAATATCTCTAACCTCAAGAGAGATTTCATCAAGCCAATTAATTGTAAATTCTTTTAGACTATCCATCAACTCATTAAACTGATGAACACTTTCTTTTGGAGGATTGTTATACAAATTATTACAAAAAGCCTGTGCCAAAATACAAGCCGTTGTTGTTCCATCACCAGAACTATCTTGTGCTTTACTGGCTAAATTCTGAACTAATTGAACACCCATCTGAACATAAGGGTCTTCATGTGAAACATACTTTGTAATTGTTACCCCGTCATTAATCACAACAGGAGGATTACCTTGCAAAATAACTGTTTTTGCTTGTGGCCCTAATGTTGGCTTTACTGTATCAGCAACCAAATTAATTCCTTGTAATAGTTTTTCTTTAACTTCTTTTCCTTTAATAATCATTCTTCTTCCTCTCTTGATTTTTTATAAGCCTCCATAAGAGTCTTGAGAATTGATGGATGTGTCTGAGATACCCATAAAACAAACTCAAACATAATTTCTTTTGCCCTTTCTTCAGAAAATGTTCTCATTCAAAAAACCCCCAACAAATATTCAACAGGAACAATAATCATATCATCATGGGTAACAAAACGGTGTCTATCATCAAATAGAACTAATTTACCCTCTACTTCGGGCATTGAAGGACATGAATGCACAATACCTGTACTATCAATCCTAACTTGAATACCTGACTTAGAAACCGAGTTTTCAAGTTTGATTATTGCATAATTGCCCAATGCTTTCATTCTTGTTCACCATATCCAGCAATACGAATCCAACGCTTCTTTGACAAATCATTCTCATCAACAAAGGTATAAACATGAGTCTTGTAAAACTCCTTAAGCCTCTTATCTCGTTCTGTTTTCTTTGACCAAGTAATGCCTGTATCTTTACGACGCTTATTTTTGTCGTTAGGATGATTTTGCATATGTCGCTCTCTTCGTTCTTTTGTAGTCAATTTTTCTGGTATGTCTTTTTTCATCTTCATTCTTCTTCATCTCCCCATGTTTGTGTTTTTTCATGCTTATGATTTCTATAAATTCTGAGTTGCTTTGGGTTTTTCTGCACCCAAAAACCATAATGGCCTTGTCCTCCAAGAACCCACGCTGTTTCCATAATTGGTTGCCATTGTGAAACAGTCCGAATATCTGTTCCACTAAAGTATGCAGCACCAAATGGATGAGTATGAATCCAACACTTAATAGGCAATTTCATTCCCATTGGTGGCTCAAAAAACTCAACATATCCTGCTGAACCAGTAGTTACAAAACAATTATTATTACCATCAATAACAACTTGCACTTCAAGATTAGGAAGAATAACTGTTGAAGCCTCCCAAATAGCATCATGAAATTCTAAATGATGCATATCTAAATTTTTATATGCCATTTGAACCCATTCTTCGGCTTTTACTCTCAATGCTTGTAATTCTTCTTCCTTTTCCATTTCAATGACCCCTTAGTTTCTGCAATTGTGCTTCCAACTTAGCCTGTTTCTTAGCCATCTTACGCTCTTTTCGTAGCGTTCTGCGACTCTTTTGTGGCGTTGGATTCTGCGATTGCTTACGAGTTTTAATCTCCTTAGAAGCCTCCATAAGCATAGAGATATGCTCAGGTTTTGTGCTATCAACCAGCATTTCTAAGCGAGTTGCGATAGCCCCGTATGGCCGATTAAATCGGTTTCGAGCCTCATCAATTGAAAGTTCGTAAAAGTTTAGAACAAGGTCATAATCCTGTTCTTTTGTCCAACGAGGTGCATATTTCTTACCCTTGTTTCCATGAGTCTTTTTCTTCTTAGGAGTCTTTTTGGTCTTTGTTGGCTGAACGCTCTTTAGAGTAGCAAATTGCCGAATAATTGTTTCGGGCTTTCGCAAATTCAAAGCCAATGCTTCTTCAACTGTTTCACAGTCACGAATCATTTGGAGTTCAGCAATAGTCATTCGACCACGCTTTGCTTTCTTTTGTTTCTTTTCGACAACTGGTTGATTCTTAGCCTTTTTCTTAAGAGAATAGAATCTTTGTTCAACCGCACGTTCTGTGCGATTAAGACCTAATGATAATGCTTCTCTAGCATTAGCGCACAAACCAATCTTTGCATCTTCTTCTTTTGTCCATTTCCTAACTTGTCTTTTCATTTTCTTCATCTCCTTCTTTATTTTTTTCTTTTTTGTTTTTATCTGTTCTTCTACCTTTTCTTCTTGTTGAATCTGTTTAACAACAAAATCAACATCATCATCTCGAATAATTCTTTGGAATTGTTCTTTAAATCCCGTAATTATCTGTGAAGTCTTAAAGTTATTTAGAAACATAGCCTGAATAAAATCAGTCTGTTCCTGCGTAAATTCTTTAGCAATATCAACATTCATTAATTCTTTATACTTAGCAGAACAACCACTACTATGTCGTTTTGTTCCATGTTTAGCATTTATTTCCTTAGCAACATTAGCCCATGTTAGCCCTTTTGCTCTTGAAATAATCAATGTTGCAATTTCATCATTTGTCCATTTACTCATACATTCACCACCATATATTCTCTCACTTGTTCTTCATTGAAATATCTTTGAATCCATTGTGCGCCTAATCCTGCAATTGCGACTTGCATGAAATGAACATTACTATTTGTTCCATCCCATGAATCCCCTTGACAAGAATAACTTCTATCATCTCCTGCTAAAAGCATATCGTACATCTTTGGGTCTGCTTTGTGCGACACAAGCGCAGCGTTTCTACCCTGCGCTCTAAGGTCAAGCCATTTAAGGCTTGTGTTGTATAAAGTTCGTCTTACTCCAATGTTATCCACGCAACAAATCACAAGGTCATAGCCTTCCATTTGTTTTTCAGTTAAAACTGGGTATTTACTGAAAGTAGTAACAGATTCATAGGAATCCATCATTACTTGAGCCTTATTTTGCCCAACGTGTCCTTTCTTAAAGTTTTGATAGGGTAAATTTTTTGTTTCTACATTATCAGGGTCAGCCACATGAATGCGGTAAAGACCAACTTTATCCAAAATAGGAATTAGAAAACTTCCAATTCCACCTGCTCCAATTACTAATATCTTTCTCATATTTATTCCTCCTCAACCAAATAGGTGATTTCCGCCACCATTGTTAATTTTGTTCGACATTTCATTGTCTTGATGATTAATGACATCCTGCAACAAACCAAATTTAACCAAAAACATATCATCTAGTTCTTTGGCTTGTAGTCTGACTAATGCTGATGCAGGGAAAAGAATAATACCTTCGTGATTATTCCTTACTCCTACCATATCTGAAAACATGGCATTACCTACCACTAATTCTCCAGATACCGTATGATGTTCGTATTTGTTTTCGCTATTCTTTGTATAGTATGTTAATTCTACATGATTCATAATTATTCACCTCTCCATTCAAGGTATTCTTCTGGTGTCAATACTTTTTCCATAATGGATAAGAAAAAACCAGATACTTCTTTTCTTTTTTCCTTTCTTCCGACATCTCTAATATATTCTATTAGTTGTTCTAGTTCAAAAATTAATTGTTTATCGTTCATATTTATTCCTCCTTCTTTTTCTTTCTTTGTTTTCTTTTTCTTTGTGCTTGTTTAGTTTTACGCATAGTAGTGGTCATTAAATCAATAGCCATTTTTCTGTTTGCTTCCTGAATAGGGTCATCTGATTTTTCAGGAACAACCCTCATTGGTATTGTTCCATGCTTTTTTCTTCTCTCTACGCATTTAGCGCACATACACGCATCTGCTGTAATAACTTGAGTTCCTCTATTTTGTAGTTCTGTAATCATTTCTTCAAAACTCATTTTTTTCTTCATGCTGATTCCCTCAAAAAGTTTTGCCATGCATAAATTCACGGCTTTCGTTATAGTCCATCTTTGCGATAATTGCTCCTGCAACATCTAAGTCTTTACCAAAGGCGTAATCCATAATACGAATTACTGCATCGGCTAATTCTTCTTCAAGATTAGTAAATTCAATTATCTTATTTGATGAAGGATTACCTTCACGCAAAGCCTCCAATGCTTCGCTTATTTCAGCGTGGATTAAAGCCATTCTTTCGCCATCATTTACTTCATCTTTCCAGAAGCCATGATTAACTGCATTCTTATATACTTTCTTTGCTATTCTATTCCATTCTTTTTCAAACATTTTATCACTCCGTTCTGTTATTGTATTCTCCATATAATCTAAAAGATTCAATGGTAGGGTAAGTGCTTTGATACATAGGGTTGTTTCTAATTAATCTCGCTTGCATAGTTCTATGAAAAGACCTATACTCCAATAGATTTGGAAAACTAGGAGAATCACGATTCGTGTCTAAAAAACTATACAATTTATTATGATAATCTAGTTTGCTTTTTATTTCGTTAGGAACTGCTCTTTCTGAGTGTCTTTCAGGAAGACCATCATATTCTTCGTCTGTTAGTAATTTGCTTTCATAAACATCTTTACAAGCATAGATTATACCTAAATTATAAATATCACTTGCTCTTGTTCTAATCACTATTATTCCTCCTCACTTGGTTTATCTCGAAGATACTCATGTTTAAACTTCTTCGCTAAATGAAGGCATTCAAATTTAGTATTCTCATTTATATCTTCACCACGCTGAACCTTTAGACTAAAAAGCCATTCTGCAATATGATTTGTAGATACTCCATCATCCAGCATAGCACTTAATTGACTCATCTTTCCCATTTTATTCACCTAATTCACTTAATTGTTTTCCTTTTACTTGACTGGCATTTTCAAGACCAACCATGCCAAGTATTTCTTTGGTCTGTCTCCAAATAACCCACCGAGAGAATCCTGTTTTCTCGGAGAGTAATTTATCTTTGATTGAAGTATTGACATTCATCTTAGCAGCAATCCAAATAATTGCTGCATAGTATGACCTGCCCTTGTTAAAGGTGTTCTTTTCTACTTTTGCTTCAAAGAACTCCAATACTTTCAAACATTGTCTCCTAAATTCCAAATCATCACTTACCTTAGATAAGGTCTGCTCAAGTTGGTATTGAGGATTAATTGGAGTGTAGTTTGCACTATTGCGATATAACTGATTAATTTTCCTAACGAGCCTTTTCACAGACTTTTCATTAGGATTAAATTCAGCCATAACATCTTTCATAGGATGAGGTGTTCCGTTTTCTTTTAACGCATAGAAAACAAGAGCCGTTGCTCTCGATTCATAACTACTCCTACCAAAGATGTTTTTGTTATGGACTTCCATATACAGTTTCTCAACTCTATCATTTAATTTTAGGTTCGGTGCAACATGGGATAAAACCATATTACAATGCATCAATCCCTTTTGAATATGTTGAGGGATGACACTATTCTTTCCGAACTTATTAAACTTGAAAGAACCTTTACCAGTAATAACTGAACCCAGTTTGCCTTTATCTGGTGAGTGCTTAACATTACCTACTTTATCCAAAATATGAACTGTTTCTTCAAACAATTCTTGAACTAAAACTAAGCCACATTGAGCACAAACTCTTTCTCCAAGAGTTTCGTCAAAAACATTCTCTTTACAACCACATTCATCGCAAATCATTATTATCAATCCTATATTCATTTGGTTCAGCCTTAAGATAAGACCTAATTGTATTAACTATATTTATTGTGTGAAAATCATTGATAAGTGCTAATGCTCTTGTTGCGAATTGGTCGCCTAATGGGGAACCCTCGGCCATATTGTCAATACAAATCGGCCCTTGCCATTTAGGGTCTGTAAATATTTTAAACTTCTCTCCTTCTTCATTTTCATCAACACTGACATTAGGTTGCCATACAAATGTAGATACCATTTGAATACCAGACTTATATCGGTTGTTAGTGAGTTTCCAATCATAATGTTTGCCTCTAACAAAGAGAGTAGTCAATGTTCCATCTTCACCATATTTTGCTGCAATCTTTCCAGCGTGTTGCTTCAACAAATCAGCGACTAATTCTAATGCTCTTGCATCAACAATATCCTGCATACGGTTTTGCATCAAGAACGCTCGCATGACCTTATCCTCCGCCTTCGATGGTTCACGACCCATTAACTTAGTATATAGTTTCTTTGGCCCTAATGTTTTCCAACTACCACGTTTTTTACCATGAAGATAAAAATTACAAAAGGAATCTAATTGGGAAGGAGTAATCTCTCCCCAAATACCATCACTAATTTCCATAGCAAGCATCTTATCATCAATCTGAACAACATTCAAGCGAACATCTTGTTGCACCATATTATCATAAAAATGATAAGGAGCACGATTTTCAAGGCAATACTTGACATTTTCTGGTAAATCAAGTGTTGCATACAATGAAGATAATAGCGTTGCGCCATCCTTTTCAAAACAAGCCTTGTAAGTAATTCTTGCTAATGCAGAACAAATGGTTGCTAAACTGTATGACTTGCCATTTAATTGATAACGAATGCCTTCTCTTGATAGAACAACAGGACATTGTTCAATGAATACAATATGGTGAAATTGTTCATCAAAACTATTTGGATTTGTCCAACGGTTTTTCTTTCTTGGCGAAATAATATTTCTCCAAAATCTTTCAAGTCCTGCTTGAATCGGGTCTTTCGCTTGTCTAAGGAAAGATACTCTTTGTTCTGGAGCAAAGCAAAAAGTTTCGCAAGTAACATTACATTCATAATAGCCTGAACTGTCATCGGGCTTACTTATTCTTAATTTCATATTATCACATCATATAGACATTTTTGTCATCATTATCACACTTATCGTGTATTTCATTCTTAATTTCGTGGGCTAACAAAAGTTGCCCTCCACACACACGACAGCGTGTGGCTATTTGTTTATTGCTCCTCTTATTGAGGACATATTTGGGATTCTTCTCTTTCATGCCAATGCCCCAGTTTTATTTTCATATCCATTCTAATTTTACATAAAGGGCAATCTTCTTCGTCTTCGCAGTTTGCCTCATAATATTCTATTGCTGCTCTCATTTTGACATATTCTTTCTTTAGATATTGAGTGAAGCCCATGTGAATGGCTTCTTCAATTTCCCACAGACATTTCATCACAGTAGTATTTAGTCTATATATTTTTTCGTCGTCATCCATGTAAGAATTACAGACATTCATTGCCATTCCTATTTTCTTTAGAGATTCATCAGATAAGTCTCTACATATTATTGTTATTGTTTCTAAATACTCTTCATAATTTTTGAAGAGTTTCATTTAATCACCTTAAATTTCGCAAGCACCGCCAGCACAGGCTAATTCGCCAGATAGGTCAGTATCATCTTGTAATTCTTGAACCATAGTTAAATCAACATCTTTCAATGATTCAGTCAATTTATCATATGTTTCTTTATTACAGGTTTCAAACGGTGCTTGAGTATATGTTCCGCCATCATAAGGCAAAACGGATAAGCCGTTGTAATAGTGGCGATTTAGCCACATCCAATCGGCTACTGTTTCCCATTCATCTTCTTTAATAGAAATTGTAGCGGAAACATTGTGAGTATTTAATCCATCATTGTGCCCTGCACGAACCCAACGAATACTAAAATTCTTTACTCGCTCTAATAAATCAAATACTGATTCATGTCGAGTAATCGCCCCTTTAGGTGCTTTTTGTGGAACTGAAATAACTGCCTGTTCGTGCGGATTGAAAAACTCATCTTCAACCAGTTCAGGATGGTTCTTAGAAAGATAACCATAGATTGCTTCATTCTTACCAACACGCAAACGACGAATATAATATTCATCGTGATAAGCATGAATACCCGAAGAAGTTCCTAAAACAAGAGAAGTCGTTCCCGCAGGTTTTACACAGGTTGTTCTTGAAGCAGGATTAATACCAATTAACTTAGCAACCTTTTCATTCTCTTTCTTTACTTCATAGGCGGCCATTTCTAAATCAAGATTTTCAACAATATTTGAAGCAATACCTGTCATGGAAACGCCTAACAAAGCATCTTTTTCAGTTGCCTTTCTCCATACTTCTCTAAGATAGTGAAAATCAGTATATCCAGCCTGTAATGTTCCTAAAAACGCTGCGGCTGATACTCTTGATTCTAAATCTGCTTGGTCTATAATATCTGAGGCATTTACTTCAGTTAAGTTGCAAAATTGATATGGTCGTAATGCAATTTCACAACATGGGTTTGTTCCCCAGTCTTTATCATTATTAAAATAAATTCCAGGTTCTCCTGAACCAGATGCTTTAATTCTATTCCACAAATCCATAAAGAAATCTCTTGTTACTCTATGTCGTAGTAATACTGCTGAATTGTTTGCTCTTCCTCTTTGAGGATTGTTTTCCCACCAATTACCAGATTTACAAGCAATCATTTCATGGTCATCTGCTGAAAATAAACTAATCATAGCGGCTCTCCTAATCCCTCCACTAAGAACAGCATCAGCAATATGGCACATAATATCATGTGCTTGAATTGGTTTCAACATAGAACCATTAGGAATGTTTTGAAGCATACCTTCAATTTTAACGAGACATTCTCTTAATGGTTGTGGGCCTGGCGCTTTTCCACCAGAAGTTTTCAAAAGAGAACCTTTTGGTCTAATATCAGAATAATCAAATGTAGGTGTAGATGTTCTAATACCAGTATAACATTCCATTAGAATCTTTACTGCATCAGCCCAACCTTCTATTGAATCATTAACTAAATATCGTCTTTGACGATTTGGATTAGGATGTTGAATAGGAGTCATCAATTCAACGTGGTGTCGTTGAACTGAATAGCCTACGCCTGTTCCTCCTAACAATAAGAACATAGCCTCGCTAAAAGCGATGTGAGTATCAATTGGCATATAAGCACAATTATAGACCCGATTAGGGCTAATTTCAATTGGCTTACCACCGAATTGCATAGAACGCATAGAAGGCAATACCTTCTTGGTCTTTACAAAGTGAGTATAAACATCACGAATATCCTTTTCAAGTTGCGGATAAGTTTTAATATGCATTTGCATATTTCTTTCTACAATTTCATCCCACGTTTCTCTTCGTAAGTCATTGGGCTTGTATTTTGCATATTTCATGTGAACTGTAATATCTGATAAAATTTTCTTATTTGGGGCTTGAGTCATATTTAACACCTGTATTTACTTCTTTTAGGTAATTCTGAAAGGTCTGAAAATGAGGACAACCAACGGCTTCCGTCTGTTATCACCCATTCTTTTTCTTCAAGGAATACCCAGTCCTTAAAATGCAGGATAGCATCTTTACCGCAAGTATTCAACAATTCATCTGTTGATGAAAATGTTTGCCCTGCGTATTCTATCCGAGTCTGCCCGTCTGCATAAATATACCCCCTGTTGCCCATAGCGAGGACATGGCGGGTTGCGTAAAAATCGGGCTTTACTACTGCTAAACCATTTATCTCAATAGCGGAGGAATATCTCCATCCTTTGAGGTTTAGCATTATTTTTAATCCATTTATGTCAATAAAATTGAATAGGTCGGGTGTCATCACCCAAAAAAGGGGATAGCGTAAGGAGGATTATTCCTAACGCTACCCCCAATGTGGTTTGGAAAAGTAGTGAAAACAATTACAATCAGTAATAGCCCCCGACAATAGCAGGGGTTAAATCAACCGATTGAACCGTTTCCCAGTTAATCTCGTTAATGGATTCACGGCTTGTGATTTCTCCATCAACAAAGACCCAATGTGTTGGGTGGCGGTCAATTTGGTCAATAACCTCGCTATTTGCGAGAGTTACTTCTGTATGTCCAGTTTCATTCATAATTCTTAACTTAATCATAATATCATCTCCGATGTGTTTTCTCTACTCTTCCAAAGTATATAAAGGAGTGCAAACCCTACTCCAAAGGGTAATCAGCATCCTCAAGGGCCGCCAGTAATCCTATTCCTATTAATCCTGTGGCTAATCCTATTGTTGTTAATGCCGCTACTTTAACTAATTTTCCTAACATTTATTTCATCTCCTTCATTATTTTTACAATTTTGTTATTCAATATCATTATTTGATTTTGAATTTTTTCTCGGAACTTTTTGTTCTCTTCTTCCATTTTAGCAATTTGCTCAATCAATTTTTCTTGAACTTTAGATTCAAGACTATCTAATCTATTATTGATAGATTCATTGAGTTTCTCAAAAATATCATTGTCTGTCATATTCAACATAGCATTACTTACTTCCGCAGAAATAAGAACATCAATATCAGTTATTTTCTTCGTTAGATTTTCCATTTCATCACGAAGAGACATTTCAAGATTATTATGTTTATTCTGTGTTCTGTGAATATGAATCGCTCTCTTTCTATGGGTGTGGCATTCATAACAACTTCTTTCCCATGATGCTGTTTTTGTGCTTTTAGTTGTAAATAGTTTACCACAATACTCGCATTTCTTTGTTATTCCTACCATATTTATTCAACCCTGTCCATCTTTTCGTATGCTCTTTGTTGTTCAAGATATGCAGTTAAAATCATATCTAGTTTTTCAGGTAGAGCATCAATAATACCTGCAATTAATCGTCGGTGAAGACTTAACCAAAGTCGATGATAAGTATTAATCACCACTTTTGGTTCATCATTTTCATTCTGCGATATTACCAATGGTGGCATATCTGCTGAGTCAATTATTCTAAATTCTACATTTTTATTCATATTAATTCCAACCTTTCTTTTTCTAATGCTACTGGGTGTTGAAAAAACCACCCAACATTTTCTCCTTCTTCGTCATACATATTCTCTCTCAAGTTAAGATTAGCAAATTTAATTGCCTCGTCTGTTGGAGAATATGCGAGTTTAAATGCTCGCCCATAGTCCATATATAATCGAACATTGTGTCTTTTGAAGAACTTATTCAGACTAATTAATAGAGCACGAATTGTGTTTATCATAGCCTCATCTGTTTGTTTAACTAATCCTGCATGAATTAGTGCATTCTTAAATTCTGCAATTTTTACATCCCTATTATTCAAAAGAACATTAAGAACAACAGTTTGCATTGTTTCTGTTTTACTATACATTTTTATTCCTCATTTGTGATTGTGTATGCGCCTTGAAATAACATCGAGTCGAGGGTATTTAAAGACCCCAAAAATGGCCGTCGTTAGGTCAAGGCTGGTCATTAGCGATAAATGGCGGGCATAACAGGAATCGAACCCGTATCTTCGGCTTAGAAGGCCAAAATGCTATCCATTACACCATATGCCCATAAGCCATTTATCACTGTGAATACGCTTCCGCAAGCGCAAGGGCATTGATTACATTCTTAGTATGAATGATGCCTTCAATTCGTTGAATGTCGTCATTTTCGTTCCTATCCACCGAATTGACAACTAACTGTGCTACAATTTGAGCAAGTTTTTGTGGGCTTGTGTTCACTAACAAGCGGGTTAATTCCTCTTTTAAGTGGTCTTTGAACTGTTGATTTAACAAACAATCCATACATTCGACATTCTCCATTATTTCAAGACGATGGTTTGGTACTTTATACCAACCTATTCCTTGACATTTTTCGCATGGATGGTCGGGTTCAGGTTCCTGTGAATTAATATAATGTTGTTCTTTAGGAGAATTTAGTCTACCTTGTGCATCTCTTGTCATCAAAAGTCCTCCGTTGTGCTAAAGAAACGAACTCTCTTTTGATTCCAATATTGAAGTGAAACCATAGCAAGAATCAGCATATTATAGTTATGCGCTGATTGATTGACACGAAACTCTTCAACAGATAATTCATAAAGATTACGTGCAACTTTAACTTTTTCTGTAACAATCTCTTCTTCCATCGCATCATGCAACGAACCAAATTCTTTCTTCAATTTATCTAATATTTTATTTTCAAATTCACTAAACATTTTATTCACCTGCCTTTTCTTTTAATTCATTCAAGCAAGAAAAACAATAAGGTTTTTTTCTGCTTACTACTACATTACATCCAATACATCGGTTTGCTATTCTAATATTCATATTTATTCCTCCTGTGGTGGCTTCCATCCTCTTCGCCAAACTGTGCTATCTCTATAATTCGGATGAGTAGAAAACATCCATTTGATAAGTTTCCAAAGAGCATCTTTAAGCACCTCTTCATCACGATGACTAAATTCCCAAAATTTTTGACCGCCATAAATATGGGGGTTTTGATATTCAAAAATCAGTTCCTCAAGTTTCTTTTTCCATACCATGTAGTCTACATCGTTTTCATCTAAGGTTTCTGAAATCATCTGTCTCATTGTCTCTACTCTTTTATCTCTTACATAACTCATATTTATTCCTCCATTAGTTGTTTTGGGTATCGTGGGTTTCGGGAATTATAGGCACGAACTCCTACATTATATTTCTTTGCGAAGTGATTCGCAGGAAACCAATCTGGTCGCCTATTGTTTCTCCATTCGGCAATATCCCATTTGCCTTCAAGATAGTAATGACGATAGGACTGTATTACAAATTCCCATTCGTCGTCAAATGTGTTCTTGATTCTGTATCTGTCATCCATAGCAATAGATACTGGTGTCAAAGAATCTTTATTGAATTGAAAATCAATAACCAAATCAGTATGAGAATTACATTGGAGTATTCTATGATATGAACCGTGTTCTATGATGTTTCCCTTTTCATCTTCTTTAGGGTAACGAATCTTGTGTTCTTCGCAAAGAGCCAATCCATGTTCAAAAAGCCACATAAAATTACAGAAAGATTGCCTCGCCCATATCGTTGAGGGGTGGTTTAGCATCGCTGGCTTCATCAGTTTTGACTCGTTAGCCTTGTGAAAAGCCTTAAGTTCACCCAAAGTCGGTTCTTTACCGTGTGCATTAACAAATTGCATATAAACAATATTAGTGTGCAGCATTTGACAGGTTTCTGTCGGCATTTTGATAATATGCTTATCAAGCATTTGTCGTGCTGATTCATGTGGGCATTTTGATAGTGCAAATATATTCATTCTTCTTCCTCTTGAGACATATCATATACATCGAAATACTCTTCCGCAGGAACATATTCCCTTATTTCAATTGTTAATTCCTTTAGGTTGGCTTCACGAATTGTTGCCAATCGCAACGATTCACTCCATGCTTGGCGTAAATCTTGCATTGTTTCATATTTTGTAATAGTTCTCTTTACAATCGTTCCGTCATCGTGAATAATATTCCCGTATGTTACTTTCATGTTCATATATGTTAATTCCATATTTAGTCCTCCTTAAATTCAAAGTCCTTGTTTTCGACTCGATAATACCATCGTCGAACCAATTCTCGAATTGTCTCACGGTCTGATAAAACAGTCATCAAAGCCTCATGGTTGCGTATATCAAATGGCCCATGATTTGCTGATTTCTTATCTTCACGATTTGCAGTATAACCTACTCCACAGGCCATAAGAACATCAAATAGTTGTTTCAATTGGTTAATTGAACCACTACCATATTTATCACTCAATAGTCTTTCTATATTCCATTTTGCTTGTTCTAAATTCATATTTATTCCTCCTCTAAAATTTCTGCCAATGCATCAAATAACTTTTCTTGATAGAAAAGAAAGATTTGATGCTGTAATACTGTTGCTATGTTTTCTCCTACATTGGATTCATCAATTACCCCATGATACAATTCCAATAATGTTGCTACTTCCATAATATCGACATAATACTGTGGAACAAGGCTTTCTACATATTCAGTAGTATATGAAGTGTCTCCATTATACTGCTTTAGATATTCCTTTGCTTCTTCTTTCCATAACATATTTATTCCTCTTCATCGTATGTACTCTTCAATACTCCCAATTCATGTCGAAGAAGACTTACACAAATTTTCCAATGTGAACTCATCTGTTCTTCGTATTGTAATGCTTTAGTAGCATATTCAAGTATTTTATACAAACATTCTCTTCTATTTTTATTCATTTTCATACATCCTTTTTATTGATATTTGGTATGCTTGATAAGGAGGCATACCTAAACTCCTTAGTTTTTTAAAGACCCTTGTTCTGTTCTTTTCCGCCCAATAACTCCTGAGTAAAAACTCCTTCTTGTATGGTCGGTGATTGTGAATCGGGATTATATCTTTCATTAATTTCATTGTAACAACTCTCGCAAATTTTGATTAGTATTTTATTGTCTACCTCTTCTAAGTTAAGACGCTGAAATTGAACCAACATATGATAGTCTGCACCTAAGAAACATATATTGCACTTGGGCCTACTTTTACTTTTCTTTGCTACAACAAAGAACTTTTTAATCCAATTAATCATAATTACACCTTGAAAGGCATGGGGAAAACAACTCATGGCAGGAGTCCATTTATTTCTGAGGTAGAAGAATGTTGTTTTTACTGAAAAAACCCCGTGAATAGGTGCAGGAAAACTATCAATAAATTATGTCAAGGAAGTAAAATGACAAGATTTGTTTGATAATTTTTACTTTTAAACCTGCGGTTTCAAGAAAGGTCGTAAACTAAGCGCACGATTGCTTTTACCTTTCATTGAATATGTTCTTCAATCAATTGACTAGCCTTCATTTTTGTAAGGTTATCTGTTCTGCCTTCATAACCAAGACTAATCAAATAATTGATTTGCTTTTCTGTTGCTGGGTCTTGAGTCAATACTTTTTCCAAAACAGACAATTGCCTATTGGTCATTGTTTTGCCTAGAAGCATTTGCTCCTTAATACTTGATAGAAACTCTCGTTCCCAATTATTACCAGCGAATGATTCGTCAAATATAGGCACACCATAATAGTCGCACATATTTTCAAACTCATCATTATTTGATTTTAGTGTTTCGTTTTGCTTAATTTCTTTAGCAATTGCTCTTGCTTTATCACGTTGTTCTCTTTCTTGTCGTTGTTTTTCACGAATAAGAACTTGTTCTAGTCTGCGCTTTTCATCTTCAATTGCTTGAAGACGACGCTTTTCGACATTCTCAGGAAGATTGTAAATACGCAAACGCTCCGCTTCTGCCTCTTCCGCACGAATACGGGCTTGTTCTCGTCGTTCTTCCGCCAATCTTCGTTTTTCTGCTATTTCAAAAATACGCTTTTCACGCTTTTCTTTTGCCTCATTAAATCGAGGTAAATACTGGGCTTGCATTACATAGAACAAAGACAAATCCTTCATTAGATTGTCATTAGGATAGCCTGTTGTATTAATCTGTGCTTTTGGATTTTCTGGATGATTCCATCGCCAAACGATAGAAGCCATCTTATAATCAGGAGAACCGAATTGACCATCTGCTCGCTTACGAATAACCTTTTCAGTATCATACCATTGTGTTTCAGGGTCATAATACATTTTCTTTGTATCACGAACATTGTAGAATAAATCCATTTCTTTGACTGAATCAAACATCAATTCAAATCCTTCACCATTGGCTTTCCACCATGCTTCGGCTTTCATTGATTTTGTTCGCACATCAATCCATGCTTGAATCTTTTCATCAGTAATAGCATCAACCGAAATACCCTCATCTTCTGCAATTGCTCGCATAATTAGATAAGTATTGATATGGTCGCTACCAACACATTCAACAATACCATTTTCAGTATTAGTAATTTGAAAATGATAAACTACAATATGTCCACAAAGACATTTACCTTGCCCCATTTGTGAGTTAGCGACCCAATCAGGAACTTCTTCGTTTCCTGCCCACCAAACTTCACCAGTAGCAATCCATTCTTCTTTTGCTTCATCATAATTATCAGCAACGGACAATTCAACCATTTTGCGCTTTAAGGCTCTATCCCATCGGCCATTACCTAATTCACGCTTTGCTACAATTGATTCCATATTTAGCCCTCCAAAATTGATTCGAGATAATCTCCAAGAAGAGAAATGACATAATTAGTTCCTCTATCTTGTTCAACAATACTCAATAAGTCTTCTAATATCTCATCAATATCTTCTTGCATCGCTTCTTCTTTTAAATGTTTAAGTGCTTCTAAATAAGTGTTCATCATATCTACCTCATATAATTGCTGGTCTTGGACCACAAAAGAACAAATTCTTCTTAGCCCTTGTAATCGCTACATAACAAAGATTATTGCCTTCCTTTCCTGAAAGTGGGTGTGGCATTCTGTCAGTTGCGAGAATATATACATTATCTGCTTCAAGTCCTTTAGCCTTGTGAACAGTCGAAAGCATAATTTCACCTTCATCTTTTGTGTCAAAGACACGCTTAATCTCTTCAATAATTCCTCCAACGGTTGTTGCTTTGTTAATGAAAATCTGAATACAATTGGCTTTATCTTCAAGAGCCATCGCTTGATTCTGTTTCTTTTGCTGAATTAGTCGTTGATAATTGTAAGCAAAGTCTTTTTGAAACAAACGCTCAAACTCCTCAACGCCCATGTTGTTGTTTTTACTAATTCTGTGAACGGCATTAATTAAACCTTTTGTCATATCTCTACCGAGAATATACGCAGATTTGCCTTGTGAAATCAAGTCGTAAAATGCTCCAACCAAAGGAGCATTGTAAGGACAAAGAACCATATCGTTTCGTTGTGGATTAAATGCTGAATCTACTACAACAGTTCCTTCAATAGCGGAATCGGGCGCAGTAAAGTCCTTTACATATCTATTTGCCTCTTTAACAACCGAAAGTGGACATCGCCAAGTAATTGATAGCGGCAATTCTGTAATTTCACGTCCAGTAGTTTCAAGACGGTCACGAAATAGGCTAATTGAATTTGAATCAGCCCCACGAAATCCGTAAATCGCTTGATTTTTGTCGCCAACAATGATACAACGACCACCATTTACGCACTTTGAAATCATTTCTCGTTGTGCTTCATTGAAATCTTGTGCTTCATCTACGAACATTACATCAAAATTAGGGAATGCATAGTTGTTTTCAAGAGGCAACCAAATCATATCATCAAAATCAACATGATAAGTTTGCGTTCTGCACATTGTCAAAATAGCAGGAATGCTCTCAATAGCCATGTTTTCTTCACGGTCTGAATCAAAGTTAATATTGTATTCATTAATTAGAGCGTAAATTGCTGCCTTATCTGTGCCATTAACACGGCTTCCCTTTACCAAAGATACTAATTTCTTTAGTGGGAAAACATTGTAATCTCCACCCATAAGGTCTTGAATAATGTTATTGAGTTTAAAGTTATTTACCTTTGTTTTGATATTTGCACGAATAGCAGCAAGTCCAAAAGAATGGAAGGTTCTTGCTTGCATTCCTTCAGGAAGTTTCTTTGCTAATTCTTTAGCAATTGAACTATTAAAAGCGAGAAAAGCACTACTTGTTCCGTAAGGAAGTCTGTTTGCCGCTTCTACAATTGTTGTTGTTTTTCCTGTTCCTGCACCTGCATTTACAATTAGGTGGTTTTCGCTGTTTTCTATGCAATTAAAGATTGCTTCTTGTTCATGTGTGTGTTTCATATTATCTACCTCTTAATATGTTGAATGCGAGAGGAAACTGCTTCATGGTTTTACAAGCCACTATCTCCGTGAGTTCACATTTTTGCAGTTATTACTGGATAAACCTCGTGAATAGGCGGGGAAAGGAGCATACCGATTACTCGGCATTTTACTTCTTTAGTAGCCCCTTGCTCGACTTTCCCCATGTATTTGAAATAAGTGCTGGGAGCAGGATTTGAACCTGCGAACCATTTTAGGACAGGAGTTTAAGCCCTGCGCTTTTAACCATGCTCAGCCATCCCAGCGTATTTATCGTTGTTCAATTAAAGCCACGCAAATTAATTTACAAAAGTGAAATAAGTCTGCTTTGCGACTGTTCAAGAACACCCCTTGCATACGGGGGCGTATATAGTCGGGCGCAGGGGGTCGCTCAAACGAATAGACCTAAAACCCTGCGTTTTGATAGAAAAAGTAAATTACCCATAAAGAAATACTTATGGCAATTGCGCCCCAAAATAACTTTAATCGAACATTGTTGGGCGGGTTGCATTTTGGATTGAGACAATAATGACTAGTTGAAATAACGCCATGATGAACATAAGACTCAAGAAGATGATTACTGTCCTTTGGTATATCAACACCACAAGACTGGCAAATTAAATCTTCTTTAGCCTTAACATAGACTTCTTCTACTAATCGCATCAAATCAACCCAAAGGTGGGGGAAGACTGAAAAGCAATCCCTCTGAAGGATGGAAGTGCTAAAAGGATATGACGGCCTTTTTCTATTATTATCAGCCTTTCCCCCATGTTGGAAGAAAGGAATGAGGGGAAGCCTGAACTTCCCCCCATTCGGCTATCATTGAATACAATTCAATGAATTACGACTTAAAGAACTTTAATGAGTATTAAACTCAGAGTTCTTCAGTAGATTCGCCTAAAAGGGAATCAACCGAGCCATCCCAAGAACCTTCTTTGAACATTTTGCCCAAATTGTTTCTTGTTCTCTTAACAACAGCAGAAGCGTAATCTTCTGCATTATCGTAAGAACCGCCACCAGATTTGATATGCTTCATTGTAATTGCACCAATTACTGCATCGTGGTTGTAGTAGCCAATAGCGGCTTCTTCAACAACTCCACAAATTCTGTCGATTGAAACACGAACTGCGGCTGGAACTGCGCTTTTTTGGCCTCGACGGAATGGAGTTCCGTCTCTTCCCTTCAAAAGAGCCTTTAATGCTCCTTCTGCGGCAGTTCGCTCATTAGCATTATTTGTGCCAATTTGCAGGTTCAGTTCAATCACTTGACGCAATCCTGCATCAAGCGTAGTGTCGGCTTCAAGGTATTCCTTCACCTCTATAACGAGGCTTTCCCATGTTGTATCATCCATGTATATTCTCTCCTTACCCTTTTCGGGCAACATCTTCACTTTGTCTTAGGTATATAAAGGAGTGCAGAATTGTCTCTCAATCAATCTCGATGGAGGCATTACTAACCTTTGGCTTAGACAGGCTCAGACCCAACGCAACTTCTTTCACTTGATTCTAAATTAAGCAAATCAAAACAATACATTACAATAAAACAAATCATATTTATTTCTTTCAATAGTTTGCCCAATGAAATAATTTTTGTTATCCGACACATGAGACTGTCTCGGCTATTGTCTCATCATGAGACGATAGGGTTATGCAACACAACCCTGCAAAACCTTGCAGAAACCTGCAAAAAAGGGTTGTCTCGTCTCGTCTCATGCGAATCATGAATATATCTCTCTACATAGCCTATAAGAAAATAAGGGTATATGTAAGAGAAGAAGAAGAAGATGATGATGATGAGATAGATGAGATAATGAGAAATATAAAATATATTTTTACTTATGTTACACAACCTTGAAGAATCTCTCATATGTTGTCTCGTCTCATTCCCCAACAACGATGAGACAACCGATTTATTTTACTATAATACTAATATTAGTATTAGAATATGAATACGAATTAATATAACCACAGTTGAAAGAGGGGTGTAAAAATTGACAGAAAATTGGGGGCGCAAATGTTTTCCCTATTTCAGTTGGATTGACTACGGGTAAATAAGAACATTCTACGTTCTTCGATTTAATCCAACCATATGGTCTGCTTTGTTTTTGACCCGAAGGAAGCCTTTTGATTCTTGCTTAGGAATGAGCAGTTTTACGCTCCTACTCAGGAGGTGTTAAAGATTCTTAATACTTGTTCTTCAAGTTCTTTTATGAGTTGGTCACTCATAACTTTCTTTACTTGGCTACAAATGTGCCGAGCCTCTTCTTCCATCATAAATAATGCAATCATAGCATCTGGTTCATCAGTATAAATGTGCAAATCGGTATACATTGCATCATGAAACTTGTTTTCAAAATAGTTTTTGAGTGTTTTTCCTGTTCGGTGCAGACGGATTACGTGTTCTCTCGACATGGTTTAAGCATATAGATGCATTAACCGTAAGGTTTCCCAAAGTGAAACCATATGGTTGTGATTGCTTTGCACATCTAAGACCTTATTTGATTTGATAAGCGATTTATTGCTCCAGTCCATGCAAGACTGGAGGGGAATAGCATCAATGCCTCAATAGACGGAGGTAATGCACATTCTTCCATGTAGTGTGGCACAAAGCAATATGATGGGCAAATGTCTGATTATTGTTCCCTGTGAAAACGATTAAGGCTCAAAAGGCGCTTGACTACTAATCAAGTTCGTAAGAATGGTCTATTGGCTCATATATGAAACCATGAGCGTCTATTAGTGAGTGCGACTCAATCGCATCAATAGTGGAGATACCCAGTTCTTCTTCCCACCTTTTCAAATTCCTTTGGTTGATTGGCCATATATACCAATCGGAAACAAAGCCGAAACAAACGCAATAAACCCCGAAAGCAACATGGAGTGTGAGAGATACTAGTTATCCGCACGAAGGCATGAATAACAAACTACGGTAATAAGTCGGATTAATGGAGTAGGCAGCGTTTCTTTCTATTCATTCGCCACACACACATATTAGCGCAAAAAAAACCGAATTAGGCTTTTCCCTGTGTGTTGTGGCGTAGCCGTCATATGGTTAAAATAAGTGCAAAGCAATTATTACAACCATATGGTAAGACTTTGTAGTACCCAATGGAGGACAAAGCCCTCCAAAGGCCATCAACGGATTCTGAGTTTGGAAACTCGGAAGTGTGATGGAATTTCAGCGATTACTCGCATTTTCATGCCAAAAACACGCTTTCCTTCACCACGTTTCGGAGAGCGCAAATCTGGAATAGTTCGCATTTCGTTGATTTGAAGATTTTGAGTGTGTCGGTGCATTTCTGCCGTTGCGTTAGTTTCCCAACGATGAACGCCAAGATACATCTGTGGTTTCCATTCGTTTCCTGTCTTTTGCTCGATTATCCATACTTCTTGCATGATTTACTCATTTACTCTCAAATAGGCTTAGGTATCAACAAAGCAACACCATATGGTTGTTTATTGCTTTGCATAGAAACAACCATATCTGATTATTCATCCGAATTAGTGCTTCAAGGGGGATAACAGACTTGAAGTATCTATTCCTGCAAAGGACGAGGTGAAAAACATGAAGATTAAAAACTGGACATTGAATACAAACAAAGTAAGAGCGTGGGCTGAAAATCAGCCTGAATCAGACAATTTGAACGCAGTTATGCTTTCTCTCACATTGGGAGATAATGCAAAAACTGACGAACTTCGTAGCACCTATTGGACAGCAATTCGTTCAATAGGCTCTACTATGGAGGGGTTTCCTTCTGCACGACGAGGCCGAGAATCTACTCTCTCGGACGAACAGGAACTTGTTTTGGCGACTGTGGAGGAAAATGTGGCAAATGCTATTGCTCAAATCCCTACTGAATACCACAACTTGATTCTCTCGGTTATCGTGCCACATGGTCGTACTGGTGGAGTTTACGAGTCTTTCAGCGAATTGGTTGATTCCCACCGCAGTAAGGCTCATTCCTACATGATTAAATCCATTAAGGAAGGTCGTTGGGATGGTCTAAAAATGAATGATGGCGTTCCTGTCATTCAACCTACGCCTGTTAAGGCAGATACGGAGGTTTCCGAAGAGGAATGATACTACAAGGCTATATCCCCCTTGTAGCCCCTTTCGGGGGGTTTGTACAAAGTAAAACCATATGGTATGACACTTTGTGTCAATACCATGTTTATTGGTTCATAAGGCTTTAATCATGTTCCAACGCAGACATTACATCCAAACAGCAAAAACACTTGCAACCATCCATAACATTGATAACGTGGTTGTTGAGAAAATGAGCCTTATGTTTCAAAGAGACAACGGCAATTATATTGAACAGCGATTCTTTGACGCTTTTCGCAGGGAATATGAGTTTGTTTGGAGTGAACCCTACCCATTTACCCTTAGAGGCCGTTATGACCTTCTAATGGGTTAAAATTCCGCCATCCTGAGCATCTGCTGATGTAAAACTGCTCCCTTCGGGTTTATTCAAAGTAAAACCATATGGTTGCTTTTCGCTTTGCGAATGTTAATGCAAAAGCAACCTTATCCGCTATCGCCACCGATTTAGTGCTTCGGAGGGAAAACGGAGCATCAAACCCTTTTTGGAGGAATTGATATGAAGAAAGAAAATTGGATTAAGAACACAAATGCCGTTCAAGCATGGCTTGAACGTGAAGATAGGGGAGATGTCGGTCATGCGATTTCTTTGTCTATAACACTTGGAAATGCGACAGATAACGATGATATGCGTTCAACTTACTGGACTGCTATTCGTTCAATTGGAAGTCCGTATTCGGATTTCCCAGCCGCCCGAAGAGGTCGAGAATCGGCTTTGCCCGAAGAAGTGGATTTGTCTGCCAATTCTGTGAAGAATGCGGTCATTGCTGCCTTTGCGGGTATTACTAATGCAGACTTGATTACTACCGTTATTCTCCCTCATGGGCGAACTGGCGGTGCTTTTGAAGACATTGAGGCATTTGCTGAATCAATGGGTAAGAAAGCCTATGATGCTCTTGTAAAGGGCTACAAAGAAGGTCGCTGGGATGGCACCATGAACGGTGAAATCCCTGCTTTGACTCCACCTGCGGTTAAATCCGACGAAGGAGGTCAAGAGGAGGAATGATGCTGGCTTTTCCCTCCGTAGCCCCAGTTCGCTGGGGTTTCGTAAACTGGCAAAGCCAACCATATGGTCGTATCTTTGATAAATGGCCCGAAGGCTCAAGGACAATCTCCATCATCCCATTCTGGAGAATAGTCAATATCGTGGTCATATTCTGGTAGTCCATCTTCAAACCAGCAATCGCAGCCCCAACCGCCATAGAATTTCAAAGGGTTGAATACCATCATTTTGCCACATTCGCACTTGCCTTGTTTGTTTGCCATACTCTTATAATGGTATCTATTTTAGGGTAAATGGAGACACAAAGTTTCCCCTTACCATATGGTGTTAGGGTTGTTATTAACTACTCATTTGAGTATAATGAAACATAGGTAGTTATTCGTCATAACATGACGTAAACAAACATTTTGTAGTTACCAATAGCGGTTTATAGAAAAGCGTAGAGCAAGACCAATACGAAATCAATAGACCTAAACCAGAACTTAATAACACGATTAAACCCATATTAGAATCCCCAACCATATGGCTTTGTTTCAAATTTTTTATTTTTTCTCATTTAGAGCAATTGATTTAAAAGCCCTGTTTTGAAGC